GTCCACCCATAATTTGGGGTAGTAGTTGCCATTAATTAACTCCTAGTAAGGCATTTAGCCATTGTAGTGATGGGTCTATTGTAGCCCAAGTTTCACCGGCATAAACATCTTGCCACGCCACCGGTATAGCACTAAATTTAACATCTGAGACGTTAATGTCAAGTCTCGCTTCAAACCTATTGATAGTCCAGGTCCAGCCCTCAACATAACCAAAAAATTGATTTGGGTATAAACCTGATGGGAAATTAGTAATGGATATTGGTAACCCAAAAAATATGCCCACTAATCCGTTTAATAATGTGCTGTTCATTGTAGGTGCATCTATTTGGATACCTATTCCCTCAATGACTGGTTCAGGTGATGAATTAAGCAAAATTTGTCTATCAGCAAATGTTTCAGCATCTGTTTGATTTTTTAAAAATGTGGTCGTGTTAGCTGCAATTCGTCCGTAAAGTTCGATAGAATCCGGGTCAATTGTTTGGACACTTGATTCTGGGTCACCGTAAGTCACAATGGCATCATTAACAATGTTATTACGTGAGGTTGATACTCCTATGCCGTCTGACAAAATAAAGTTTTTACTGATATCTAAAAACCCATTAGCTGATAAATAATCTGCCCGGTGGTCCTGGTCTGCATAGCCAATGTTGCCGTCCACTGTCTCAAATAATTGGCCAAATCCGGATGTTGCAACGGTTTCAGCATAACTGTAAGCATTTTCAGGTTCAGCTGTTGTAGCAAATAATGTGTAAGTTCCTGGGGTATCAATGTAACTAACATCTACACCTAATAAATCATTCCACGTTTCAGTTGTGTAATCTGACCAAATTTGAGTAGTAGGTAAATCCTCCCAGGCTAAACCAAATGCACCGGTAATTACCTCTAACATTCTGTCACCGTCTAACTGTTCAGGATAGCCTGATGTGTTAGCTTCTTTTACAGCTAGTTTAGATAAAGCACCGGTAGCAATAATGTCAGTTACAAATGCTACATTTGAACCTCCGGCATCTAATACTGATGTCAAGATGTCAGTTACAAATCCTGTGTAAATAGTTGTAGCAACATTAGAATAATTATCAATTTGAACAATGATTTCAGAGTTTATTTTTACAGCTGAGGCTGCTAAATCTTTAATAGCAATTCTTGCATAACCTGCTTGTGATTGCTGGTCCAAATCAATGCGACCCATTGAAATAGTTATACCCTCAATGGTTGATGATGTAAATGCTGTTCCGTCTATTTTGACAACTGCATTGGGACTCCAGGGCATAATTACCTGCCTGGAATCATTGGTTTAACAAATTTGTTTACTGTACCTGTTTTTGCTGCTTGATTGATAGCACTGACAACTGTTCTGGCTGTAGCTGTTTTGTCAACTGCACCTGAAACATTTACTGTAATGTTGCGACCTGTATTAGGTAAACTTGCAGCATTAGTGCCTGTAGCCAATCTACCAATTTGGACAGCTGGATTTACCAAATTTGACACATCTAGTAAAGCACCACCCACAAATGAGTTTTTAAATCTGTCATAAGCTGAAATGGCTGCCTCAATTTTTTCAATAATCGTTGTTAATGATTGAATCAATTTAACTAATAAACTTTCACCACTGTTTGGGTCAATGACTAATAATTTACTGGTTGCATCAGCTAAATCACGGATTTGTTCACCTAACAAATATGCTGAACCCTCAGCACCACTCATGTCATAACCAAATGTCACAGCACCGGTGCCAGCATCATAAAATGCTTTAGTTAAATTTTGACGGCCACTACGTGTTAAACCATCTATTAATCCTTGTAATGCCGGGGCTAATTGTTCTGTTGCAAATTTGGCTACTCTTTCAAGGGATGGTAATAATGCTTGCCCTAATGATTCTTTAGCCTCATCTACTGAAATCTTTAAACGGTCCATACGTCCAGCAAATGTGTTAGCTGCTATTTCAGCTTGACCAGCAAATGTTTCAGATAATGCTATAACTGCTTTATCAAAGTCTTTAGTTTTTAAAATGTTTTCATCTAACGGCACACCGATACGCCTCAATGCGCCCAGGTTACCGTCATAGGCTTTACCTAACGCCTCAGTAACTGTAGCTAAATCTTTACCTGTACCAGCTGCAATGTCTAACGCTAATTGCTGTAATTTTTGTGCTTTGGTCACATCTTGGGTTGAACGCAATAACCTGTCTAATGATGGGCGTAACTGGTCATCAGCAACACCTGTTGCACGTTGTGTTTTATCTATGTAATCCTCAGTGGATTTGATTTGGGCATCAGTTGCTTTAGTAACATTTCTTAATGTTTGAGCCAATTTAGATGATGCTTTTTCATCATCAATTGCTGCTTTAACTGCATCTATACCTATTGCTACAGCTGCTGTTGCACCGGCTACAGCTAGTCCTGCAAATGCTTTAGCTGCTACGCCTGCAGCACTACTCAATTGCTGGCTAAATGTTTTTGACTCATTTTGTGCTTTATTTAAACCACTTGTAAATTGCTGAGTGTCAGCCAATAATGCTAATTTTAATGTCCTAATGTCAGCCATTTAAAGTCGTCCTTTCCATTCTTTCCTAATCATCTCATATCCTTGTAGCCAGCGTTGTGTTATTTCATTTTGCATAGCCTTAAGTGTTGGGAATATAAAATAACCTCTATTGCCTTTGCCCTCGCGTGGTGAGCGTGGTGGGAATCTACGGCCACCATTTGCAAAACTACTTGGGCCTCCAAATTCTGCACCAAATAATAATTGGCCATATCTTGCACCACCTCTAACGTTTGCATTACCTGCACCACCAATAGTAAAATTAGGTGCTTTATCGCCTTTATTAATTTTGATTGAATTAGCAATAGCTGCACCCTGGTTTGTACGTGATGCCATTTGCTGCACTTTAGTAGCTGCATCCTGGGCAATATCTTGGGCTATTTTTCTCATGTCAACTTTTGCTATGTCATCCATTTGATTAAATGAACGTAACAATGCTCGTAAATCAGAATCATCAACTGTGATAGTAATTTTGTCACGCTGACCAGCTTTAGTAGGTGATGATGCTTTAAACACTGCCATTACGTATCCTAATAACCTCGACCATGGTGGAGATTTGCTCTGCTGAAAGCGTTGTAAGTTCTGACAATGGCTGGCCTGTAACCACTGCTATTTCGATTAAACTTCTGTAGATGCTTCCAGCTTCGTAAAATTTGTGTTCTCAAATTCTTTGGCAGTAATGTGAACAACGTTATTACGCCAGTCCTCAAAACGCCCAATTGGTTTTTCATCCAATCGTTTTTGCATTGAATAACAAATTCTAAACTGTTGTTCCATTGTCGGTGGCAAACTTGCCATAACTTGGGTGTAAAGGGTAATTCCAGTAGCTGCTTCTGCTTCTGCAATATCCCATGGGATTGTCCAATCGCTGTATTTTTTACCATTGGTTAATTCCCATTCCATTTTTATTTTAAACATTTAGGTGACCCCTGTTTCCGGATTAAGCTACTGCTACTGCGCGTACTGGCATTGTCACTGTTGTGGTCAATGCATCTGGTGCTGTTCCACCAAAGTCAGGACGTTTAGGCAATACACTCAAAGTCATTGTTTTGCTATTGATTTGTATTGTCATTGTTTTAGTTGTGGTTGGGTTTGTGTCTGCATCTGTCCATACATCATCACAAAATGAACCAGCTGCACCCCAGTCTTGCAAAATTTCTAGGGTAACTGAACCTACTTCTTTGTCCACTAAATAATCAACTAAACCGTTTAATGTTTGCACGGTTGCAGTTGGGTCATCTAATGTAACTGTTGCACTAATTATTTGGTCGTCATAGTTAACGCTGTCATAAGTTAGGGCAATTGACCTACCGGTAATTACTGTTGTTGGCATTTTTCCTCCTTAAGGATTCCAGATTGTTCTTACTGAAATTTCAGCTGCTAAAACATCTGTTGTGTTTGTGCTTCTAATTCTTGGACTAGATACGTTTAATATCTGCCAGGAATTAGGGATTAGAGGCAATATGGTTTGAATCATTGTCTCTAAATTTATCAGTGAACCAGGATTACTGATTGGTGCTGCAACACATTCTAAAGTGTATCTAGCAAAAAATGTTGGTGTATTTCCTAATGTTGCAATTTCTAACCATGGGTCAGCAGCTATCATCATTACAGCTGGAGGCATTACTGCCTCGGGCACATGGTCGTAAACTGAATAAATAGAATTAGCTGTTATAGCTGCTTCTAATCCATCTCTCAAACTTTGTAATGTAGCCATTAACCAATAACGCTTTCAACGTCCAGGTAAGGGCCTAATAATCCGATTACGCGATTCATTAAACTACGTCCCATTCGATAAGGGCCGGGCACATAATCTAGTGCTTGTTGTGTTCCTCCTGGGGCAATTCTTGATTGGAATATGTCTACAGATATTGCTAAAATAGCTGATTCGACTGCTGAGACATTGTCGTATTGTGTTAAATCGTTTTCAGCTGCAATGCCTGCTGGAATAACATTTCTAAAATCTGTGTGGATTGGTGCATTGGTTGTAGTAATTGTGAATGTGTATTCATCTAAAATTTCTGCAATGGTTTTATTACCATTTATGTGTGCTTCAACGCCAGATATTGCAACGGTTTGTCCTTTGTAAAATTTGTGTTGTGTAGTTGTGTGAATAGTTGTTAGTGTTGCTGATTCTGATTTATGTTTATCAATTGGTGATGACCATTGCACTAACATTGGTCCAATAATTTGTTCTGCTGTATCTAAAATATCTGTTAAAACGGCATCACTGTATAAAGCTGAGGTTACACCTAAAACACTTCTTAATTCTGATGCTGTTACTACTGATGCCACTTAATTACCTTTCATGTGTGGTGTTACCTGGCAGGACAGGGGTCGAACCTGCCAGGCAACTTTTAGGAGTCGCGACTAAGCAACTGTGATATTACGGAATGCTGTTGGGTATTTGAGGCAGGTTGCCACAAATCCATAAACACCAATATCAATTTGTCCATTTGAAACAACATTTGTACGAATCTGGAATGCTGGAGATTTATACATTGTTGCTGCATCAGATGAGTAAACAACACCTTGAACACCGGTTCCGGTGTCAATGTTTGGGTCAACTACTAGGCCTAATCCTGCGATTGTTCCTGCTGTTGAGCCTTGTGTCATTAAGCCAGCTGCGTTTTGTGGAGCTGCTGCTGCAAATAGTGGTCTTTGTGAACCGTCTACTGCTGCAAGTAATGATGCAAAATTACCAGTGTCTGCAAGGAATCTGTTTGGAGTCTTACGGATTACACCGTAAGCATCTGCGATTCCATCAGCAATTGCTGCGTAAAGTGTTGCGCCTGATGATGTACCAGGTGAGCCACATGCAACGCTAAATGCATAAGCATCAGCTTTTTGTGCCCAGGATGCAGCGAGTTCTCTTAAGAGCACATCAAGGTATGCAGGGTCTGAACGCTCTATGAGTTCTACACTCACACGGTTAGCCCCGGCTATCTTGATTACGGACACTTCTTGGCTAGTGATTGTGGTATCTGTTGAATCAAATTCCACACCCTCAGCTGTTTGTGCTGCACTGGCTTGGGTTCCAATAACTGGGCGATAAAACTTCATGCCTGTTGCTGGTAGTGCACCTTGTTCTAATGAGTCAGCAAACGGCATTGAGTTATCAATGATTCCGATAATGTCTCTTAGGTAACTTGGTGGTACTACACCAATGTTTTCAGTTGTAGTTGCTTCATCTAGTGCTGCAACTAAATTACGTGCTTCTGTATTTCCTTGTAATGCATTAAATTGTGCTTTTGCATATTCGCCAGCTGTAACGTTTAAGTTAACGCGTGGTTTTGCATAAGCTGCACCGGCAAATGTTGTTACAGGTGCTGGTTGTGAGGCTTCAACTGCTGCAACTTCTGGCGCAGCTTCTTGTACCTCTGGGGTTGGTTCTGGATTCATAGAACCCTCCGTTTCAGTTGTGTTTTGTTCATCACTTGCGCTTGTTGCAGTGACTTCTGTTTCGTCTGCTTTTTTAGCAGCGACATCTGTTATTTGTGCTTCACTAAACGCTGGATTTGTTACATGTGACACTTCAATTAATTTTGCAGCTGTCACTACCATTGTTTGTTTGTCGTTTTCATAAGAATCTATTTGAGCACCTATTGATAATCCTGATTTTAGATTTTCACTAGCTAAAATTAATGCATCATCACCGGCTGAGGTTCTTGCCAGTTTAAAAGTGCCTATGATTCCAATTGGTGTAATTTCATGTGCAATCATT